ACCGTTTCTAATCCATCCGTAGTAGTTGAAAATGGGACTATTGTACTAGCTGGAGACTTCACCGCTACATCATCTGTTTCTGAAGGCGACACGATGATTTTAGCTTCCCCCTTCAGCCCCCTCAATCAAGGTGAATATCGAGTCATTCGTGAAAACAACGATAGTGTTTGGTATGAAAATGCTAACTCTGTAGAAGAAGAAGTAACCTGCACTGCAGGTACTATTTCTACTGGATACGATGCTACTACTGTATTTAATGTTTCTGTTTCTGGAGGGATCGAAACTCTCAGTTGGACTGGAACTGGAACTGCTCCATTCTTAGGGGTTGCCCAACCAGGCGATGTGGTTACTTTTGGAACCGGTTTCTCTACCCCAAATCAAGGAAGCTTCACTGTAAAACAATCTGGACCTTCACAGCAACAAATTGTTCAATTTACAATGCCCCCAGCTATAACCTTCCCATCGACTGGTCCTGGAGACTACTTCGAAATTTGGAACGGTGGAAACGCTAATAAGTACTACGTTTGGTATAATGTATCTGGTGGCTCAAATACTGATCCGGCTCCTGCTGGTTTTACTGGTATCGAAGTGACCGTCGTTGGTGGTGTTACTCCAGATACGGCAGCTACGGTTGCCACTAAGACCAATACTGCCCTTTCAGCTTTGGCCTTGATGACCCATTCTGTAAGTGGGAATGTCGTTACTGTAACTGCTACTGTTGCAGCCGCGACCCATGTTCCTGTTGATGTTTCGATGCCTGCCGCATTCAGCTTTGTGGTAACTCAAACCGGACAAACCCCATTCTTGACGGTCGTTAATCCTTCCGCTGTGGTACAGTCTGGAATCTCATCTGTAACTTTCTCCGTAGATCGTCCTCAGATTCAATTCTATCCATACGAAGCTGCCGTTCCCGGAGATAAGTTTGTCGTTAATGGAACCGTTCTTGGAGCAGGCAATTCTGGAACCTATAATATCTTGCAGGTTTTGAGTCCAACATCTGTCGTTGTATCTGGTGTAATTTCTACTCAATACGATACGAATGTTGCTGGTAATTTTTCATCTCTCTCTGTGCAAGAAGGTATCAAGTACACCGGCTATAAACAGGTTGCATATGTTGCATCTGAGCCAGGAACTACCAGCTTTAACGATATCGTTTTCAATACATCTGCCCAATATGAAAAAATCGATCTGAGCGCTGGTGTTACTATGACTGCACTTGGAAAATTAAACTTTCCAACAACGATTAGACTTGGAATAGATTCGTATAACTACGATACGGGTTTGATCGGTGAATCAAATCGAGTAATCTATGGCGATCCACGTGATCCAATCAGCTACCCAGGAGTCTCGGCGGCTGGTACTAATATTTTTATCAGAGAACCTCTCGATTTCAGAGTTAAAGTTTCTTTGGCCATAAGAACTAATATTGGTGTTTCGTTCAGCCAGATTACTCAGCAGATCCAAGCTTCAGTGTACTCCTTGATTGAATCGAATCCCTTGGGAGTTAGTATTGACTTGAGTTCTATCGTGGAAACTGTAAGGCTGATCCCTGGTGTGACCAGCGTTGTGATGGTGAGTCCAGCATATAATGTAAACAATGACGAAATTGTATTAGCTACTGGCCAAAAAGCATTCGTCGTTCAACTTAGTGATATAAGTGTATCGTTACTAACATAAGGGAAATTTATGGCAGTCACTGATACAGCAACAGAATATAAAAAGTTAAGACAGTATCTTAGCCAATATATTAATGGGCCTAATACTACAGCAATTCTTAATGCTATTGCATCCTCGTGCAGTACTTATTTGGTGAATTCAGCCGCTGCAGTTAACGATTCTCTCTATATCGGTACTGCCCAAGGAGCCTTTCTAGACCTTCGTTTGGCCAACTATGGGATCACCAGAGATCCTACTATTGGGCTTAGTGATACCATCTTCAGTGCTTTGGGTATTCAAGTTAAAAATAGAAAGCAAGTACGAGATCTAATCAATAACATCCTGGACATTGTGTTTGGCGATGAATTCGTAAAAGCCACCTCTAACGCTCAAAACTTAGAGCCCTATAATTTGCAAGACGGCGACACCCTAATCGTTAACTTTGATGGCGCAAATACCAGTACTGTTACTTTTCATGCAAGTCAGTTTACTAGTATCGCTGCAGCAAGTGCGCAGGAAATCGCAAACGCTATTTCTATTGGATTGAGCCGTTTGGGTGTTTCTGGTAGTGCGATCGTAAATAATGATGGCAATGGAAACTATGTTCAATTAGTATCTAGCACTATTGGAGCTTCTTCTTCCATTACAGTCTTAGGTGGTAGAGCAGAAAACGTACTTTCATTTAGTGCAACAGTCCCAGCTGGGGGCAATTTTTCAACTCAGTGGACTATCAGTCAACAACCAGGCGGGAATTTAAGATTTACTTGGACAGGTGGAGCAGACCCAAATCTTGGAGTGGTTGAACCTCAGCAGTACGTGAATATTTTTGGTGGAGGGTTCGCTTCTTCTAGTAACGAAGGATCGTATCCTATTATATCATCCCAAGGTGGGGCTGTAGACATTGCGTATTTTCAAATCTATAGTCCACTTGGAAGTACTGGAATTGTAGTGCAGGGAACAGATACTGCTGTTTTATTCTACACACCAGTTAGAGAAACTATCCTAAATAAGCAATACTATGCTGCAGTTTATCAAGTTCAGGCCAATACCCTACAGATATTTTTGCCCGCTACAACAAAGATAATCGAAAGAAGCAGGATCGGTTCAATGCACCTGCATGGGGTTACAGAACAGCCCGTGGTACAATTAGTTCTGCAAGCAGGAAGTTTCTATCCTAGTACCGGTATAGCAGATTACTATTTGATAGACGATTTAGGGTCGATGTTCCAGTACTATGGTTGGCTTAATGTCGATGGTGGAAATACGGATCCTGCTCCAAATGGATACACTGGGATTGAAGTCAATATTGGAAGCGAGGATTTGCCAGGCACTGTCGCCGCTAAGGTTTTTGATGCTGTTAGTGCGGTTCTTCCAACTCTGACCTATACTGTAGTAGATAACGTCGTTACGATGACTGTGGTCGATCCAACTACCATCGCAGATGCCGGACCGAGTTTGCCAATAACGCTAGGACCCTATATTTTTGATCCGAGCCAAGGTTTTACGATCGGTGGCGCTAGCACTACCCTGACAGAAGATGTCAACGGCGAGACTAGTCACGTCATTACAGTCGGGTCTTCTGTAGGATTCCCAGACGCAAGCGGGTACTTTATTTTTGACTATGGCGGAGAAAATCAGGAAGGTCCCATTCCTTATATAGCTGCCCCAAGTTCTGGGACTCTTCTTGTTAGTCCAGCATATTTCATTCAAAAAGATCATCCAGTTGGAACTTCGGTTCTTTTGGTTACCTCTAAAGCGCCGATCGTTTTGCCAAGCGACGGCTCCTACTATCAAGGATATCTCACAGACACAGCGAACGCTAGGTCCTACTGCCAAACAATTATTGGTTCGGTTGTGGCTGCTGGCGTTACGGTAAATTTTACGATCCTGTATCCTAACGACATCGGATTGGGTAAATATGGAACTGTTTACTCGGAAGTTGACTATGTTTACGGACCATAAGGAGTTCATATGGCGCAACAATCGCTCGTAATAACTGGGGCTAGATGTAGACTCTACGTTAACAATAAAATTTTTTCAATAACTCAGAGTGTATCCATAGAGTTGGATCAAGGCGCTTATAGTATCTATGGGATCAACTCTCCCTATCCGCAAGAAATAGCTACTGGCGGACAAAATGTAGTTAAGGGGAACTGTAAAGGAGTGCGGATAACCAACAGCGGAGGACTTCAGGGATCTAATTTGATCTCTTTATTTTCGAATTTGGCCGCAACAAATTACTGCAGCCTTAGACTCGAAGATCGCCAAAGCGGCGAGACAATCTGGTCAATTCCTAAGGCACAAGTATCGAATATTTCTGAGTCGGTTCAGACTAAGGGGGTTTACTCTGTAAGCTTTTCTTTTATCGGCCAAGTACTTTATTGGCCTCTTGACCTGAGCTGATTTGCTAATCTTTTCTTGGCGCCTTCTTTATCTGAACACTTTTTGCAACCATGCCCCTTTCTAAAGCTTTGCGCTAGCACTTTCCTAATATGGCTACATTTGCCGCATTTTACTTCGATAAAGCTCGATAGGCCGTTGTACTGAGTAGATAAAAGGACATCGCCGCGCCTTTCCGCTTCTTGTTTGAACCAACCTATTTCTAGCCTTAACGTCCCAGCACATCTAGGACACGCCTTTCCCACTTTTATTCTTGTAGGTGTTGTGTTCCACTCGTACTCACACTTATAGCAAATAGCTTTTATTGGAGTATCGTGCATGCTATAAATAAGACAGTCAGGTATACTAAACCCACCATTTTTTGCATGAATTTTGAGAGATTCCAGTATTTGATCGCTTTCTTTTCCGGTAATTTTCTTTAAGTCCAACAGTATCGATCTTACGCTGTCTGGTAGTATTATTCCAGCGTTCTTACAGGCCAATAAAATCGGTTCGGGAATGGGGATAAGGGATTGTCCTGACTCTATAGAGGAAAATATTTTTCCTACACAGATTAGGTCTGGCACTATTGCTAATTTATATCCATTTTCCTCACAAAGCTTAATCTTCAA